CAGAGCCGCGTGTAAAGTGATGAAGACACGATACTCAAAACCATTTGAGTCTGTTCAAGTTGAGATTCCATATGAAACTGGAATGTCACCGTACTCTGGATTAGTTGAATTCTTTGAAGCAAAAGGATTACTAGTCAAGCAAGGTAACAGATTGAAATACATAACAAAGAAGGGTGATGAAATGATTGAATTCCGTAAGAATTGGTCAGATGAAAAACTTGATGTTGTTATGACTGAATGGAATGATGAGAAAATCGATGCTGAAAAACACGAATTAGTTCAACAATCTGATGAATTATCCGAAGAAGTTTAAGTCGGAATATATAAATACAGTACTCTCGTAACGAGAGTACTACTATTAATAACACTGCGGAGAGGCTGTAGAATGGAATCAGAACAACTTTATGAACTATGGGAAAACCTAATATCTTATGTGCCCACAAAAGACCGTTTAGAGGCAGGGGAAGTTTTCATTAAGATGTTAGATGATTCTGGAATGAGTCCTGATGATATTGAAATATTGATTCAAGGCGATAATACTTTACAAGCCGCATTAGATATGTACTTTGATGAAGAAGATGATAACGATGATGAAGAAGACTGGGAATAATGAATTGGTATAGCAAAGTTACTAAAGACTGGAGTGAAATCCCAAATTGTATTCAATTTTTTGAAAGCGAATTATTGGACGCTAAAAAAGAAGTAAAGATTCAAGGAAACATTGAAAAGAACGCCACATATCTACCTGCATATGTTGAATTGCGCTTCGGACAATTACAAGAAATAGAAGCAATTTTAGAACATCTGAATATTCAGTTACGCAAAAAGCGAAGTGAGTATTTACGAAAGTATCTAGAGAATTACAACAAAGTTTTAAGTAGCAGAGATGCGGAAAAGTACGCAGATGGCGAAGATGAAATTGTTGGAGTTGGCGAACTAATAAATGAAGTAGCACTTGTGAGAAATCAATACCTAGGAATAACAAAGGGTTTTGAAATAAAACATTTCCAACTGTCAAACATTATTAAGTTAAGAGTAGCAGGCATGGAAGATTCAGAAATTAACACATATTAGGAAATGAATATGACCGACATACAAGTAGTTAAACGAGATGGAGAAAAAGAGAATCTTGATTTAGAGAAAATGCATAAAGTCGTGTTCGCGGCATGCCACGGGGTAAATGGCGTATCAGCAAGTGAACTCGAACTAAAGTCACACATTCAATTTTACAACGGCATCACGAGTACAGAGATACAAGAAACATTAATCAAAGCAGCCTCAGAACTCATTAACGAGCATACTCCGAACTATCAATGGGTTGCTGGAAACTTGATTAATTATCATATTAGAAAAGAAGTATACAATAACTTTGAACCATGGCATCTTCTTGAGTTAGTCAATCAGAACGTTGCGGCTGGATTCTATGACGAATCATTACTGACAGATTACTCAGTAGAAGAATGGGACAAGATTAACGGATTCATTAAACACGATAGAGATTTCGATATTACTTATGTTGGAATGGAACAATTTCGTGGAAAATATTTAGTACAGAACAGAGTTGAAAAGCGTCTTTACGAAACGCCACAAATGGCATATGTATTGATCGCGGCAACACTGTTTAGTCAGTATGAGAAAGAAGAAAGATTAAAATGGGTTAAAGATTATTACGATGCTATCAGTACGTTTGATATCTCTTTGCCAACACCAGTTATGGCAGGAGTTCGTACTCCACAACGCCAGTTCAGTAGTTGTGTATTGATTGAAACAGATGATTCATTAGATTCTATCAATGCGACTACGAGTGCAATTGTGAAATACGTGTCTCAGAAAGCAGGTATCGGCATTGGAGCAGGTAGTATTCGTGCTATTAACTCCCCTATTAGAAACGGTGATGCAAGTCATACCGGCGTGATACCATTTTACAGGTTATTTCAAACAGCAGTAAAGTCTTGCTCACAGGGTGGGGTACGCGGTGGAGCCGCAACATTGTACTATCCTATATGGCATTATGAAGTAGAAGATTTACTAGTTTTGAAGAATAATAAAGGAACTGAAGACAATCGGGTACGTCATATGGACTATGGAGTACAATTCAACAAACTAATGTATGAACGTTTAATGACTGGTGGTAATATTACATTGTTCTCGCCAGCAGATATTCCAGAATTGTATGATTCATTTTTTGCAGACCAAGACAAGTTTAAAAGACTGTACGAGAAAGCAGAAAAAGATACAAGTATCAGAAAGAGAAGTGTACCAGCAATTGAGTTATTCAGTTCTTTTATGACTGAACGCAAAAACACTGGCAGAATATATTTAATGAACGTTGACCATGCAAATGACCATAGTTCGTTTATAACAGAAAAAGCACCAATTAAGCAATCTAATTTATGTTGCGAGATTAACTTGCCTACAAAACCAATGAAGCATATCTTCGATGAAGAAGCGGAAATTGCGTTGTGTACTTTGAGCGCAATCAATTGGGGTAATATTAAATCACCAGCAGACTTTAAGAAGCCATGTGAATTAGCAGTGAGAGGATTAGATGCGTTACTAGATTACCAACGATATCCAATACTGGCGGCTGAATTAGCAACGAATAATCGTAGACCTCTTGGAGTTGGTATTATCAACTTCGCATATTGGTTAGCAAAACACGACACGAATTATACTAATACAGATTTAGAATTAGTAGATGAATGGGCAGAAGCATGGTCATATTATCTTATTAAAGCATCAAACAAATTAGCACAAGAGAACGGACCTTGCCCTAAATCAGATGAAACAAAGTATGGACATGGCATTGTGCCCATTGATACTCGTAAGAAAGAGATTGACGAACTTGTTCCTCATGTTGAGAGAATGGATTGGGCATCACTCCGAGAAGACCTTAAGAAATACGGTGTTAGAAATTCAACACTAATGGCTCTTATGCCAGCAGAAACATCAGCACAAATTAGTAACAGTACGAACGGCATTGAGCCACCAAGAAGTTTTATTTCGATTAAACAATCGAAGCACGGTGTACTGAAGCAAGTAGTGCCAGGTATTCATAGATTGAAAAACAAGTATGAACTTCTGTGGGACCAAGAATCTCCAGAAGGATATCTAAAGATTGTGTCGGTATTACAGAAATATATTGATCAAGGTATATCAGTGAACACGAGTTATAATCCTGTGTTCTTTGAAGATGAAAAGATACCAATGAGTACTATGTTACAACATCTTATAATGTTCTACAAATATGGCGGAAAGCAGTTGTACTACTTTAACACATTTGATGGACAAGGCGAAATTGATGTTGATAAATTCAATGGCGAAGAATTAGCACCTGGCCTACTTGATGATGAAGATTGTGATAGTTGTACTATCTAACAGGAAAGAGGAAATAAATGTCTATTTTTAATATAGAAAATAAAACTGACCATACACAAGCACTAGCGTTCTTAGACAAAAACGGTAGGTCTTCATTACAACGATATGATGTGTTGAAGTATAAGCAGTTTGATAAATTGACTGATAAGCAATTGGGTTTCTTTTGGCGTCCTGAGGAAATTGATGTTTCTAAAGATTCCAATGACTTCAAGAACCTAACGGTTCATGAGCAACATATTTTCACAGCGAATCTTAAACGACAAATCTTATTAGACTCAGTACAAGGAAGAGCGCCAACAGAAGCATTCGGTCCTTTGATTTCTATTCCAGAATTAGAAGCATGGACGACAGCATGGACTTTCAGTGAAACAATACACTCCCGTAGTTATACTCATATCATTCGCAATGTGTATTCTAATCCTAGTGTTATATTTGACGAAATGCTTGAAGTTAAAGAGATTATTGATTGCGCCTCAGACATCACAGAGTGCTACGAGAAGTTGCATAATGCGTCATTGTATTATCAATTACTAGGAGAAGGTACTCACACAGTTAATCGTAAGAAAGTAGAAGTCGATATATACGAACTTAAAAAGTTATTATACAAGACTCTTATGAGTGTAAACATCCTAGAAGGTGTAAGATTCTATGTATCATTTGCTTGTTCATGGGCATTCGCAGAACTTAAAAAGATGGAAGGCAATGCCAAGATTATCAAATTAATCGCACGAGATGAGAATTTACATCTAGCATTTACTCAGGCATTATTGAAGATTTTGCCAAAAGATGACCCAGATTATATTACAATTGCAAAAGAAACAGAAGAAGAATGTATTCAGATGTTTGTTGATGCAGTTAAGCAAGAGAAAGAATGGGCTGATTATTTGTTCAAAGATGGCTCTATGATTGGACTTAACGCAGAATTGTTACATCAATATATCGAATGGATATGTTGTAAGCGTATGTTGGCTATCAATCTAAAATGTCCATTTGCGGTCCCACAATCAAATCCATTACCTTGGACACAAAAGTGGATTGCTGGCGGAGATGTACAAGTAGCACCACAGGAAACAGAAATAACATCTTATATCACTGGTGGTGTAAAACAAGATGTATCAACCTCAAGTTTTGGCGGAATGACATTATGATGCAATTAGATAAAATTGGTACAATAGAGTATGAAGTGAAAGATTTCGTTGCATTGGTTCCTCATAATGATGCACATTTTTGTTTGGTGCCAAGAACTGTCGACCAAAAGACTATTTTAAAATTACAAAAGATTATGATGGACATTGGCAATGCTAATGTAAAAAATGGCATATGTGAAAAGTATAGAACAATAATGACATTTGTAGATGATTATCCATTAGTAGAATTGTATACTGAATAATGCAAGTCCTTAATAAGTTTCTCTTATACGAATTTGACGGTACTGAAATTAATTTATATGAAGAGACTTATGCAGAAAAAAATCTAGTGAACTGGTTAGAATCATCATTACATCATAAAGAATGGATAGATACGAATACGAGTTCATTATCTATTCATAAAATGTACGACCATAGTATGGACGAAGACCTCTTTAAGGTCACTGCTCTAATGACTGAATCAAGTTACGCAGAGTATCTTTTAATTTTTAAGTAAAGCGAAGAAAATGCAAACAAAGAAAACAATAGTACTAGTTACCGG